GGAGTTTTAAAAATGGCATTAGAAGATTTACAATCACAATATGGTCCTATAAATAATAAAGGACAAAAAGGTACTGGTAAAGTTGTTGATACATTAGCATTTGATGGCGAAGGAAACTTAGGCCAAAAAGGTACTAATAGCAAATACAAATCAACAGAAAAGAATGGAACACCAGAAAAGAAATCATCTGGTTTAGCTAGCGGGAAATAATAATGAAACTAAAAAAATTATTAGAAAGTACGCCAGGATTTGAAAATAGGAAGTTTGGAGACAAATTACCTACATTAGATAGTGTTCAAAAAGCATTCCAAGCTAAAGCAGGTATAAAAGAAGAAGATGAAAATACTACAGGAGAATTTGATTATGATTACTTTATAAAGCAATTTGATTCAGTTCAAGAAGTGATGGAAACGACAGAGTATGAACTTCTTCAAACATTAGATGGATTGGCCGAAGATGATGCAGTATATGGTTTAGTCTCAGATAAAGCAGAACAAGCAGCTAACCAAATAAGAAGATACATTAATGGTGCTTATAAACAACTAGAAGGCATTCAAAATCTTTTAAAAAGACATAAAAGAAATAAAGACTTAGACCAATAAGGAGAATATATTATGAAAAAGTATGAAAACCAATTAATGAAGCACATTATTAATGAGAAGTATCTTGGTGAGGAAGAAGAAACAAAAATGACTAAAGAAGAAAGATCTGCATTTTTAGAAGCAGTATCTAATTTTCATAAGTTAGGGGAGATGGTATATGCTAAAGGTGGACTACAAGAGGTCACTACAACATTGCAAAGCGTGGTAGAACAGGCCGAAAAAATGACTTTATCAGAAACAGAACATTGGTTTGATAATGTTACAGCCTCTAGACACATGAAACAAATGAATGAAGCATATAAGGTATTTGAAAAGACTTCAAAAGAAATGACCGGCCTTCAACAAAGATTAGAATCCGCATATGAAGATATGGGAACAGTATTAAACCGTTATTATAAAATAGGAGAATCTTTAAAAGATTCAGAATAATTAGGATTGTTGCAAAATAATCTTTATATTATACTTTATAAAACATAAATAAGTTATATGAACAAACATCAAAAAAGACAAAAGTCAATATTACCTGGCGCAGTAGGCGTTAAAGTTGTTTCTTACCAAAAGAAAAATTTCAAGACCGGTAAAACAGAAACAGTTTCTGATATTGCACATGCATTGAGATCTTTCAAAAAAGAAGTAAAAGAAGCTGGTATACTACTAGAATATAAAGAAAGAAGATATCATATTAAAAAATCTGCAAAGAAACGGGAGATGATGCAACGCGCTAAATACTTCCAATGGGTATCTGACATAAACCAAGATTAAATAATTTTTACTTTTAGACAAGGTTTTTGCATACTCTTGTATATATATTAGTATAACGATACTGTATTCCAATATACAGTCACTCAACTAATTATCTATGAGTACTTATTGTACTCCAATTGAGGCTCTTAATAGCCTTATTTCCAAATTAAATAAGAGGAGAACAACTATGGCAAAAAATCAATTGCTAAAAGAAGCTATTGCTGACGCGAAAGCGGTAAGAGAAACGGCACTAGCAAATGCAAAAATTGCATTAGAAGAAGCGTTCACCCCGAGAATTCAATCAATGTTATCTGCTAAATTAGCTGAAGAAGAAGAATTGGATATGGAAGAAGAAATGGAAGCACCAGAAATGGAAGCTGAAATGGAAGCTCCTGTAGAAGATGAAGCTCCTGTAGCTGAAGAAGGTAGAGGTATGAATGACAACGACGAAGATCCAACTGATATTCATTCTGAAGAAATGGAACCTGAAACAGTAGAAGAAACTGAAGAAGAAGAAGTGACTGAAGAAGAAGATCTAGAACTTGAAGCTATTATAAAAGAGCTTGAAGATGAAATGGGTATGGAAGAAGAAGCTGAAGAGCCTGTAACTGAAGAAGAAGAAGCTGAAGAAGCTCCTGTATCTGAAGTTGAAGGTGATGAAGTTGACGAAGACATAAATCTAGACGAAATCATTAGTGCATTGAGAGAAGAAGAAGGTGAAGAAGAAGTTGCTGAAGAAGGCAGAGGCGATAAAGATGTAGACGAATCTAAAGAAGATGATTTAGAAGAAGCTTACAACGTTATCAAATTCCTAAGAAGCAAGATCAACGAAGTTAATCTTTTAAATGCAAAATTATTATTCTCAAACAAATTGTTTAGAAATCATTCAATGAATGAAAACCAGAAAATGAAAGTTATTGAAAACTTTGACAGAGCGGCGAATTTACGTGAAGTTAAATTAGTATTTGCTACATTATCTGAATCATTCAACTTGAATACTTCTAGAACAAAAAGATCAATCAAAGAAAGCTATGCTTCAAAGTCTAGCGCTTCAACTGCTCCAAGTAAGAAAGTAATTTCTGAAGGAAATGATTTAGCGGCAAGATGGAAAAAGTTAGCTAATCTCTAAAATTAAAGGAGAAAAGAAAATGAACATAAATTCATTATTACCAACAGATTCACAAGCTAATCAAAATGCTGTGTCTATCCAACTTGAAAAGAAGTGGGAAAAGACAGGTCTTTTAGAAGGCATGAATAATGAGGTAGAAAGAAAAGGCATGGCGGTTCTTTTAGAGAACCAAGCTAAGCAATTAGTATCAGAAGCATCTGCAACTGGTACTGGTGGTAGTGCTGAAGAGTGGTCAGGGGTAGCCCTTCCATTAGTAAGAAGAATTTTTGCAGAAATTGCTGCTAAAGACTTCGTTTCAGTACAACCAATGAACTTACCATCAGGTCTAGTATTTTACTTAGACTTTAAATATGGTACAAACCAAGGTACAAGTGGTACAGCTGGTGGTAACGATTTTGTTACTTCTGGAACAAATAAAGAAGAAAATTCTGTATTTGGTGTTACTAATCTTGCAAACGGAAATGGTACGGATGTAGCTGTAGAAGGTCTTTACGGTGCTGGTAGATTTGGTTATTCTGTAAATGATATTACATCATCTGCAACAACAACTGAAACAGTAGCAGGTGCTACAACTGCAGTAACAAGTACTAAACACGTAACAGGTTCAGTATCTACAGTAGATTATGGATACAATTCTGAATTTTCAGCGTCAGTATTACATGATAGTACAGTAGTAACTTTAGATGTTTTAGCATCTGATTTAACTGGAGCTGATTTTGAAGGTGTTAGAGCATTCAACTTAACAGGTGATGCACAAATAACAGCTGTTTATCCAGAGTTTACTAGATTAGTAAAAAGAGCGGCAACAGATGATACAGTAAGATTTGTTGTTAAATTATCTGCAGCAGCAGCAGCTTTAAATACAGTAAAAGTAGCATATCATAAAGCTCCTACAGCAATTGATAGAGGTGACTTTGAAGATGCAGCAGCAATTGGTAACAATTCTGCAACAACTTTAGATATACCAGAAATCAATCTTGAAATGAGATCTGAAGCGATTGTTGCTAAGACTAGAAAGTTGAAAGCAGTATGGTCTCCAGAATTTGCTCAAGACTTGAATGCATATCATTCAATTGATGCAGAAGCTGAATTAACTTCTATGTTATCTGAATATGTATCTCAAGAAATTGATCTTGAAATCTTAGACATGTTGATGAACAATGCACAAACAACTGCATATTGGTCAACAAGAATTGGATATAAATTTGATACTGCGACATCTGCATTTGTAGATGATGCTACTGCAGGTCAAGCTTATAACCAAGGTACTTGGTTCCAAACTTTAGGAACTCAAATACAAAAAGTAAGTAACAAGATTCACCAATTAACATTAAGAGGAGGAGCTAATTTCTTAGTTTGTTCTCCAAGTGTTGCAACTATCTTAGAATCAATTCCAGGATATGCTGCTGATACAGATGGTGATAAAATGCAGTTTGCAATGGGTGTACAAAAAGTTGGTGCTATTAATAATAGATTCCAAGTTTATAAAAATCCATATATGACTGAAAATGCAATTCTAATGGGTTACAGAGGAAGTCAGTTCCTAGAAACAGGTGCTGTTTATTCTCCGTATATTCCACTTATTATGACTCCATTAGTATATGATCCTAACAACTTCACTCCAAGAAAAGGTGTTATGACTCGTTATGCTAAGAAAATGGTAAGACCAGAATTCTATGGTAAAGTTATCGTAGATGGATTAAATAGACTTTAATAAGTAGATTTAATTTATATTTTTAAAAGGCCCTCTTCGGAGGGTCTTTTTTTGGCTATATATGCTCAGTTAGATATTTATATTAAATAGTTAACATATAAAGGAGTCATTAATGGCAGTAAAAGATAATATGGCAAAAAGCCCACCTAAAGGTAATGTCCGATTCTCAATTTCTTTATCGGATGAGCAGAAAAAAGCAAAAACACAAATTTTAAAACATCCTTATAATTTTCTTGTAGGAAAGGCAGGTAGTGGAAAAACGCTACTATCAGTTCAAGTAGCATTAGACCAATTTTTTAAGAAACAATTTAATAAAATTATAATCACAAGGCCTACTATTTCGACAGAAGATAACGGCTTTCTGCCTGGATCAGAACGAGAAAAGATGGAACCATGGTTAGTGCCTATTCGTTCAAATATGAGAAAGGTATATAATAAACCTGACCTTTTAGAAAAAATGGAAAAGGATGAAACTATAGAGTTAGTATCTTTAGCACATTTTAGAGGCAGAACATTTGATAATGCAATTGTAATAGTAGATGAGTTTCAAAACTTAACAAGAGGACAATTAGCAATGGCTATAGGAAGATTAGGTAAAGATAGTAAAATGATATTCTGTGGTGATTCATATCAAATTGATCTAAAAGATAAAAATTGGTCTGCTTATCATGATATGTCAAAACTAACTAATTCAAAGTATGTATTCAAATGTGTCCTTGAAGATTCTCATAGACATGGTGCAATAGATGATTTATTAGAA